TATTCATCAGGGCGTGCCTTGGTACGTATGGAGACTGAGTTGCTCCAAAGCGGCGTGTGTGATCATCTCTATCTTGATGAGCTATATGAAAGCTTATTTCAAAGATCTGCAAGACCTGATCAAGACTATTACGATTGTCTTGTCAGTATGTGTAATAAGAATGTCGATAAATTAACCAAGTTATGGGAGGCTGAAGATGGAGATAAGTAGATCTAGTGATGAGTATAGAACTATTGCCGAGTTGGTATATGAGAGCGTTTATATGCTTGAGAATGAAGATACAGGCAGTATGACCCGCTTTAATGACGATATGATCTCAGACGGTAGGTGGGGACGGTTTCCTTGCAACGTGACCGCAAGGGATAACGTGGAAGAAGTCTTTGGTTATGTTTATAACGACTACCACCATTATGCCGTACCTGATGTAGGGTGTAGTAGATCTGACGCCGCTGAGGCAATAGATGAGGATATGCCTGACTATCTACCAGATCTTTGTCAGGCGTTTGGTTATTATGTCGAAGATCTTGAGGAGGTGGAAGATGGAGAATAGGGCAACTTATGAGCTGCTGGCAATCGTGAAGGCTTTAAGCCTTCTGCCAGCCCTCAACACTCCAGAAGAAGATCTGAGGCTGGAGATGGCCTTAGATGAACTAGAAAGGAGGCAGAGATGACTAGAAAGCATTACAGAGCTATTGCCGAGATCCTCAGATCTCAAGATCTTGGCTGGGGTAATCTTGATAAAGTAGGAGTGATCCAAAAGCTTGGAGCCTACTTTAAAGAAGATAATGAACGCTTTGACTTGGCACGCTTTGTCAAAGCTTCTGGGATCAATACAGATCTTCTCAGATGATAGATCTACTTATCATCTTAACTATCGCATGCCTAGCAGGACTTGGGGAACGCCCCCAAGATCCTGACTAGGATCCTCAACACAACATCTAGTATTTACCCCGAAACACAACATCTTGTGTGGATCTCACTTAGATCCTAGGGGTTTTACCACTACATCTTGTGTTTTTACCCAGCTAACACAAAACACAACATCTTGTGTTCCGATAGATCTATCCAGATCTGGCGGGCTCGGGACTCTATTGGATCTAGATCTTAGGTAGGATCCTCGGGATCTCACACCCCCATACACACACAATCTGGAGGCAAAATTTAGGTACACCTTTACACAATAATCCTCTCATACAAAAACCCAATTTTTTACAATTAAGGGTACCCATACCCAGGGGGTATATATATTTTGTAGACAAAATCCAGAAAGTGGGTTACTCTCACACTATCATGCAAGAAGAACTGAACATGTTGACAGGGATGGAGGGCACTAATATGTCTGGCCTATCTCAACCAGTTCAGATTCAAAACGCAGTAGACGGTTTATCCCCAGCGGACAAACAAGAGGCTATCGAAAGTCTGCAACAGATTAGACAGCTTGTTGAACAAATGATGGCGCAGGGTGCAACCGAAGAAGAAATTGAAGCTCTTCTTGCTGAAATAGGAATTAGTTTACAAGAACTAGATTACGCTGAACAAATGTTAGGCTTATCTGAAAATCAAACAGGTATAAATTTATAATGGGACTCTTTAGCAAACTATTTAATCGTATCAAGAAAAGAAAACCAGGTGGTTTTGTAGGTGGTAGAATGGGTGCAGGTATGCTGCCTCGTTTCAGAAAAAGAATGGGTATGATGGGTGGTCTTGCTGGTCTAAGAGACAGAATGCGTCCCGCACGTAACATGATGTTTGGAGGTAGAAGGCAATTAAATCCCTTTTTAGGCATGAATAATCTCCCTCGTAAGAACCGCTTTTTACCTCCTCTTTCCGAATTGCCGCCACAACCAGGTGGTAACAGAAAGTTTTTAGACATGATTGGTGGTGGTGCTTCATCAGACATCATGCCGAAAGATCCTGGCTTTGGTGTCAACCTACCAAAACCTAGACCTATTATGCCTGGTGTTATGCCTCAGCCATCTGGGCCAACTGGGCCAATAAGAAATGTGATAGAGCCAGTTGAAGGCACAATTGAACCGCCTAAAGAAGACTTCTCAGGATACTTAAGTTTTTATGACAACCCACCAGTCCCAGGTATGGCAGGTGGCGGCGAAGCTGATTCATCTGAGTTCCCAGATTTAAGTGGTGATGGCAAAATTACCAAAAAAGATATTTTAATGGGCAGAGGTGTTATTAAGATGAATATGGGTGGCGATCCAGCTGATGAGCAAGATAGAGCTCTGATGAGTGAAGCAGACAGAAATTTTTTAGCGAGTGTAGATAACGACGCTGATTTTAGAAATGCTCAAAATGCTTTGATGAACTACAGAAATTTTTACGCATCACAACCAACAGGGTTTCAACAATTCTTACCATCTCCTGATCAATTGATGGAAAATCCTGAAGCGCTTATGAATGTCATGCAATCGCCAGATATGCGAGCGATGTTGGGAGAAGATGGCCGAATGATAACAAACGATATTGATATGATGCTGCAAGATTTAGCTAGTCCTGAAAAAAAAAGCCTGAACCCGCCGATGATGTTTCGTTAAGAGACTTTACTGATATTATTTTTAACCCCTCAGATCCACTAGATTATCTTTCATTAGCTATAGGGCCTCTTGGTTTTGTTGGCAAGGCACGTAAGATAGAAGACGCTGCTGATATTCTTGCTCGTATTAGAAAAAGTGATAAAGCTAAGATGAGCAAACTGTCACCCGAAGATCAAAGGAAATATCAAAGCATATTGGACAAAAAAACACTTAAACAGAACAAATCAGATGAAATACAAGCCGATATTGATCGTTTAGAAGATGCTGTTAGCAAAAGTGATGTCAGATTACGCAATCAATTAACGATGCAAAGACAGCAAATAGACGACGAAATTATGGATCTTGGAAAGGAACTTGCTGAACTGACAAAATAATAGATGTCATTAGAAAACTTAACGGACGCCGAGTTAAAAGAGGCGCTGCTGCTTAAAGAGCGATTAGACTTACTGGCTAAACAAGAAGATTGCCAAGATAAGTTTATGGACTTTATCAACCACATTTGGCCTGAGTTTATTTGCGGGCGTCACCATAAAATATTTGCGCAGAAACTAGAAGATATTGCGAATGGCAAGATCAATCGTTTGATTGTCAATATGCCACCTCGACACACTAAGTCTGAATTTGCGTCTACTTACTTCCCCGCTTGGATTATGGGCAAGTTTCCAAACAAAAAAATTATGCAGACCACCCATACAGGTGAACTAGCTGCTCGTTTTGGTCGTAAAGTCAGAAACATGATGGACACCAAAGATTATCAGAACATCTTTCCTGATGTGACTCTATCGGCTGACTCTAAATCTGCTGGCCGTTGGGAAACGAACAAAGGGGGCGAGTACTTCGCTGCTGGTGTAGGGGGAGCCATTACAGGTCGTGGTGCGGACTTGTTGATAATTGATGACCCACATTCAGAACAAGATGCGCTAAGTCCGTCAGCGATGGAAGCTTGTTGGGAATGGTACACCTCTGGGCCTCGACAGCGTTTGCAACCGAAAGGGGCAATTGTTTTGGTTATGACCAGATGGAGTAGTGTGGATTTGACCGCTAAGTTATTGGATGCGCAACAAGAACCTTTGGCCGATCAATGGGAGGTAGTAGAGTTTCCTGCTATTTTCCCTGATACCGACAATCCGTTATGGCCTGAGTTTTGGTCGAAGGAAGAACTGTTGTCAGTCAAAGCTTCTTTGCCTGGCATGAAATGGAACGCTCAATGGATGCAGACCCCAACTGCCGAAGAAGGTTCAATTATCAAAAGGGAGTGGTGGAACGAGTGGGAACATGATACATTACCAGGAGTACAATACATAATTCAATCGTATGATACGGCATTTTCAAAGAAACAGTCCGCCGACTTTAGTGCCATATCTACTTGGGGTGTGTTTCGGCCATCTGATGGTGCGCCCGATTCTATTATCCTGCTTGATGCTCAAAAAGGCCGTTGGGATTTTCCAGAACTTAAAGAAATAGCGATGAAAGAATACCGTTATTGGGATCCCGATATGGTTTTGATTGAGGCCAAAGCATCAGGGACTCCTTTGACCCACGAACTTAGACGTCTCGGTATACCCGTAGTTAATTACTCACCCACCAGAGGACATGATAAACAAACAAGAATGCATGCCGTTGCTCCGATCTTTGAGTCTGGTTTGGTTTGGGCGCCTAGCAAAAAGTTTGCCGAAGAAATGATTGAAGAGTGTGCCTCGTTTCCCTTTGGTGCACATGATGATTTGTGTGATACAATGACTCAAGCTTTGATGCGTTTTCGTGAAGGTGGGTTAGTATCGCTTGGAAGTGACTACGAAGATGAAGACAAAGCACCAATAAAGAGAGTATATTATTAATATGTTACAGTTTTATTTAACCGAATATGAAAAAGATGGTGATGTAATAGACGGGCCACTTATTTGTGCAAAAAACTTAGATGAAGCAAACATGCAAGCAGAAGATTTAAAATTAAAGTTGGTTGGTGAATTATTTCCATTAGCTGACTTAATACATCAGGAGACATTACACTAATGGCTATTGAAAACATTACACCAGAAAATCCCGACAAACCAAGAACAGTCAACGAACAAGAATTAGAACAAGTTTTAGATATTACCCAAAGAGATGGTGACTTCGAAATATTAGAGGATGGTTCTGCCGTCTTACAAGATGATATGGCAGACGAAGTCATGGCTGAGGGTGATGTTAATCTAGCCGATCTTTTGGATGAGAATGTGCTCAACAGAATAGCTAGTGACTTAATGGCTAGTATCGAAAAAGACAAATCTTCTCGTGACGATTGGGAAAAAACTTATACCGATGGCCTGAAGTATTTAGGCATGAAGTTTGATGAGGACAGAAGCGAACCTTTCTCTGGTGCGTCTGGTGTCATTCATCCGTTGCTTGGTGAAGCAGTTACTCAATTTCAAGCACAAGCTTACAAAGAATTACTACCATCTGGTGGCCCAGTCAAGACACAAATTATTGGTGAATACAATTCTGATATTGAAATGCAAGCGCAAAGAGTCAAAGAGTTTATGAATTATCAGATCATCCATAAGATGGAAGAGTACGATGAAGAATTAGATCAGTTGTTGTTCTACTTACCTCTAGCAGGTTCTGCTTTCAAAAAAGTTTATTACGATGAGTCGCTTGGTCGTGCTGTTTCTAAGTTTGTGGCACCAGAAGATTTAATTGTGCCGTATTACGCTACTGAGCTCGAAACTTGTGGTCGTATTACTAACGTCATTAAGATGTCAGATAATGATGTGCGCAAGTTACAACTGTCAGGGTTCTATCGAGATATTGCTTTGAGTGGTGATGAGAGTGCCGAAACAAATTCAGAAGTACAAGAAGAGATAGACAAGCTTACAGGACAACAACCATCTTACGACGATACTGAGGTGAGTGTCCTTTACGAAGTACATACCGATTTAGATTTAGAAGGCTTCGAAGACATGAATGACGAGGGTGAAATGTCAGGTTTAAAACTGCCTTATATTGTTACCATCGATACTGCTAGCGGCAAGGTTCTGTCAATCAGACGTAACTTCAAAGAAGATGATCCACTAAAAAACAAGATAGAGTACTTTGTACATTTTAAATTCTTACCAGGTTTAGGTTTTTATGGTTTTGGTTTGACCCACATGATTGGTGGGTTATCAAAAGCGTCCACGTCCATTTTGAGGCAATTGATTGACGCAGGTACCCTTGCTAACCTACCTGCTGGGTTTAAGACAAGAGGTATTAGGATTAGAGATGAAGACACTCCAATCCAGCCTGGAGAGTTTCGTGATGTGGACGCCCCTGGTGGTTCTTTAGCAGATTCAATACAACCGCTGCCATTCAAAGAGCCAAGTGGTACTTTGTTATCTCTGCTTGGTTTGTTAGTTGATTCTGGTCAAAAGTTTGCGTCGATTGCAGAAATAAATGTCGGTCAAGGCAATCCATCTGCACCAGTTGGAACAACTATGGCCTTGCTCGAAAGATCAACCAAAGTTTTATCAGCCATTCATAAAAGATTGCACAACGCTCAGAAAAAAGAATTTAAATTGTTGTCTGATATATTTAAAGAATATTTACCACCAGAATACCCGTATCAAGTAGAGGGCGGTATGAATCAAATTAAAGTACAAGACTTTGATGAGAGGGTAGATATTATGCCAATATCAAATCCAGACATTTTTTCTACTTCACAAAGAATTGCTATGGCACAAGAGATGATGCAGTTAGTACAGTCTAACCCAGAGATACATGGGCAAGGTGGTATATATGAAGCATACCGTAGAATGTATGCTGCTATCGGTATTGATAATATTGATGCGTTGCTGCAACCACCACCAGCTGAGGAACCACAACCAATCGAAGCTGGTTTTGAAAACAACAGTTTATTGATGGCTCAACCAGCACAAGCATTCATGCAACAAAACCACGATGCTCATATTGCTGCACATATGGCTTTACTTAAAACACCACCAGTACAATCAAACGCTATGGTGCAGGCTGGTATTCATGCACACATTATGCAGCATTTACAAATGAAAGCAGATGTTATGGCACAAGAGCAAATGCCACCAGAAGTTATGCAACAGTATCAACAGTTACAACAACAAATGCAAAATGTTAGCCAACAAGAAGCTGGTGCGCTACAAACACAAGCAAATGATTTGTTAGCGCAGTACTCTGCACCAATCTTTGCCGAACTAGTTACACAATATACTGCAGAAACTAGCGGCCCAGTAGATGAAGATCCATTAGTTGCTCTGCGTCGTCAAGAAATTGCTTTGAAAGGTCAAGAACTTGCACAAGAACAAGAACAATTTAGAGCTGAACAACAAAGAAAACGTGAGGATTCTCTACGTCAAGATCAAATAGATCGAGAGCGTATTGCAGTTCAAGAAGATATTGCTGAAATGAAAGATGAAACTACAAGAGAAAGACTTGAACAACAAAGAGAAATGAAATTAATGGACTTGAATAGAAAATAAGGTAATATAGGAATCAGTTATGAAGCAAAAACAAGATTATAGCAACAAAGGTAGCGTACCTCTGAAACAAATGAAAAAAGTTTCCGTCTCTACAAAACCTCAACCTGGAATGGGTAAAGGTAAAGCAAGAGGTGTTGGTATTGCTGAATCTGGCACAAAGTTTTCTGGCGTGTATTGATGTCAGTACTTTGGTTAAGAGAAAAACTTTTGAAAGAACTTGCTGAGAAAAGGCAAGCAATAACAGACACATTGTTGGCTGGTGTCAAAGATATGAGCCAATATGAGTATCTACGTGGACGTTACAGTTCTCTCATCGACGTAGAAAATGACTTAAGGGAACTGCTAGGAAAAGTAATAGAAGATGACGAAGACGAATCAAGTGGTAGTACCTGACCACGTTGCCAAAGAAATCGAAAAAGAAAATCAAGCAATAGAACAGACAGTACAAGAGACTGGTGAACAGCTTGATAAAGCCTATGTGGATCCTGCGCTTAAAGTTCTAGATCCAACACTATTAGATAAATCCGCACTTGAAAGAATGCCAACACCTACAGGGTGGCGTATGCTAATACTGCCATTTGCAGGTATGGGTGTTTCCAAAGGCGGGATCATTATGACAAAAGATACGGTGGATAGAGAAAGACTATCAACTGTTTGTGCTTATGTGGTAAAAATGGGGCCGCTTTGTTACAAAGACGATAAGTTTGGTAACAAACCTTGGTGTGAAGAAAAACAATGGGTATTGATTGGCCGTTATGCTGGTGCTCGTTTCAAACTTGGTGATGACGCAGAATGCAGAATCATTAATGATGATGAAGTGATTGCCACCATACACGACCCAACCGATATCGTTGCAGTATAGGAGTATTTATGACAGAAGAAGTTATGAAGGAAAACGAAAATATTGAAGAAGGTGAGGTTGTTGAACTAGAAGAAGAAACGCCACAACCTGAAGATGCTGTAGAAGAATCAGAGCCTGAGCAAGCTGAAGAGCCTGCGCAAGAAGCTGCGCCATCTGAAGAGGATGAGCTGGCTGGGTACTCTGACAAAGTACAGAAAAGAATTAATACTTTAACTCGTAAGTTAAGAGAAGCAGAGCGTGCAAGCGAATCTGCCTACAATATGGCTAATAGCCTTAAAAGTGAAAACGAAGGGTTGAGGAAAAAAGTAAATGAAAGCAGCCAAAGTTTTTTATCAGAAGCTGAACAAAGATTACAATCACAAAGAGTCCAAGCACAAGCAGCATTAAAAAATGCACTTGAAACACAAGACCACGAAAAAGCGGTCAAAGCACAAGACATCTTAGCAAGGATTGCAGTTGAAGAATCGTCTGTAAAAAACTCAAAAGTAGCTTATACAGAACAAGCACAAGAGGAGCCAGCGCAAACAGCTCCTGTACAAGAGCAACCAAAACCAAGCCCAAAGGCACAAGCTTGGGCAGATGAGAACACTTGGTTTGGTGAAGATAGAGTTATGACAATGGCAACTTTCGGTATACATGAAGATCTTGTTGATGAAGGATTTGATCCTGACAGCGATGAGTATTATACTGAAGTGAACAATAGGTTGAGAAATAGCTTTCCTGCGAAGTTTCAAGTAGCAGAAGAGCCAACTGCAGAAGTGCAGAAACCTCAACAAAGAGTTGCTTCGGCAGCCAGAAATACCCAGACGACTGGAGGTAAACGTAAAGTTAAACTTTCACCGTCAGAGGTTCAAATGGCTAAGAAGCTTAACGTACCCCTAAGTGAGTACGCAAAATTTGTAAAAAGGTAATAACTATGAATAGAGACGATAAG